ATTCTATCACCAGTTAAAAATGGCGCGGCATTGGCAAATCCTATAGTTCCATAATTTCCATCAGAATCAGAATCAAAAAGATTATTTTCTGAAGATATTGAAGCACTCTTAATATTGCTTGTTATATCATATCTGTAATTGTGGGTAAACCCAGAAATTTTAGATGATGGTAGTGAGTTTGATGCAACATATGCAAAATCATCACCATCACTGTAGAGATTTTGAATATCTGAGGTAATTAAATCATTTCCATATTCAATAGGAATACCAGAGCTACTAGCAGTATTAATCTTTCTTCTTAAATCGTATTCTTTATCAGGATCTACTGTAAATGATCCTTGTAATTTTATCGTATTGCTTGAAATAATCTGACTGATGTGGGGGTCATTATTTGCAGATGCTAGAATTTCAGTGTCTCTTTCTAAAAGTTCTACTCTGTCTCCCACTTTAAGACTTGATCTGTCAATATCACTAGACAAAACATAATTAGAACCTATTTCAGATACTTGATATCTTGCGGCAGTATTATAAATCCAAGAGTTGGCAAATTTTTGTTTATATGTCTTTGTTTGTGGATTTTCAATTAAATCGCCAACATTTTTGATTGTTACGATATCACCCTCAGAAACATTAATATCCTCCGATGTCGGTACAAAATCGGATAATACTCCCAGAATTCTAAATTCTACCTTTTTAGTAGTATCACCATCTTCATAACCAAAGTAGGTGTCTGTATTTCTGACTAACGAATTTTTTGCTATATTATCATTAATACCAGAACATCCTAAAAATTGGTTAATTGACTTATCAGTATATGCAATTGTATTATTTCCACAGACCAAAGTTCCACTATTAGGAAATCCTATAGTAGAGTCAACAGTAATTACCGAAGAATTTGTAGATGATGCTCTAACAGTTTTTGTATTTGCCGTTATTGTAAAATTGCCTTCGATTGCAGAAAATTCATCATTGCCAACAAAAAGGGAAATTTTATAATACTGATTTGAGTTCCTATTAAAAGGTTCTATAGCAGAAACTGATGCATTTGTCGTTTCATCAGTAGATTTTTTTATTGTTTGTCCTACAAGATTGAGAGGATTGTCGCCAGAAATAGATTCCGCAACTACTATTTCTCTACGAACATACTCTGATGAAGATGATTTTATTAAGAATTCTTCTAAATTTACAATTTTTGGTGTTTCATTATAGAGAACATTGAATAAAATTCTAAAGGACTCATTTGTTCCCTTTGCTTTATAAAAAGAATTAATCTCTTTTAGAAAATTACCTACATTCAGTTCTGATGTGAAATCTACTTTCTCAAGACCTGGTGCAATTGTATATTTTAATTTCTGATAAAACTCTTTTAAGAAAAGAGAACTTAGGTTCTGAATACTGGATCCAGTCGTATGAGATGTTGCTGAGGAAGATGAGAAGGTAAGTTCCTCTTGATTTAAATCTTGGTGATAATCAGTAATTCCACTAAATCCACGAATACATCCTGTAAATGTATTTCCACTTATTCCAGTATATGTGACAATTTCATTTCCAATTTTCAATAATCCATATTCTTTTGGAAATCCTTTTGTGCTCGATACCTGAATCTCAGTATCACTGGAAGAAATACTAGAGGATAAAGTTGCACTATCTACAACCACCTCTGGTGTCAGGTTTTCTAACTTCAAATATTGATCTAAATTTTCGGCAATATCTATTGTACCACCCTGATATTCTTGGGAAATATAATATTGCTTTAAAAACTCAGATGCATTTGGAGATTCTTCCAGTATAAAACTTGGAAGTTGACTCTCAATAATCTGCTGAACTTTAACTCTAGAATCAAATCCAGTCTGTATCATATTAGTTTCTTGCTAAATTCCCGTTTGAGTAACTTGATGTATAGTAATCTCTAGTAAAAACATTTCCTGTTATTTCATCACCAGAAGCGATTACATCTCTTACCATATTTATTGTGCTTTTAGAAACATCAAAAGACAGATATAAGTCTTTCAGTCCAATGACATCATTAGATTCTGGGAATGCTTGTATTTCAATAATTCCATTTGGTTTTGTTGTAGAAGTTATATTGATTGTTCCCAGTATAATTTCACCCTTCACATAATCAACTGTTCCTGCGTCTTTAACAACAACAGTCCTATTTCCATTACTATCAATCTTGACTACTGAAATGACACCAGTTTTTGCAGAAATACCTGTCGGTCTAGTAAGGAAAAGATCTCCTGCAGAAGTAACATTTGTTATGGTATTTCCATTTGAAGAAATTGTGGGAGTATCTGTAAGATATACTGTGGATGATTCACCCGAAATTTTAAATCCTGTAGATTTGATATTAAGTCCAGTAGGATTCACATGGAATTGATTTCCAAAACACAATTCGTATTGTGCGAATTGATTTAAAGATGCTTTCAGATCTCTTCTAATCTTAACCTTAGTAATATTAGATGTAATTGCGGTATCAGTAGTATCAATTACTTGAAGAACCTTACTGTACTTAAATCTTCCGCCAAACTTATTAAGGTCTAATGATTCTGAATATTTCGTTAAACTATTCAATACTCTAGTTTTTAATGAGTCTGCACTTGAAACTTGAGTATTATTATAATAGACAGAAGAATCTACCTCAACATAAAGAATTTTGAGATCAACAATTCTTGGATTAATGCCGGAAACGGTATATTGTTTTAACTGGCTCAATATTCTAGACTTATTAAAATCGGAAATAAAACTACCATTTTTTGGTTTAATACTTAATATGACATTACCGTATTCTGGTGGATCCAATTCTTCACCGCCAAGAACAGCAACAGATTCAGTTTCTGGGTATATTCTTTTTATAATTGCCTCATAGTCTCTTGAGGTGACTGCTCTGTTTTGTGCTGAATAGGTTCTTGGTGCATAATATTTGATAGAATTTATTGGTTCTATGCTAGAACCATTTTGAGATGCCTGATTTGTTGTTATTGTTATGCTACCAGGATTAATCAAAGTATTGGAGGCAGTAACAATACTTCCAGAGAAGGAGAAAACACTGGCACCATTACCATCTTCTCCATCTGTGATAATATAATTTGCCGTAATTACGGTTCCATCACCACCAACTTGATCGCCAAGTTTCTTTCCAATAATACCATCACCGAATCTTATCTCATATTTTTCATCCTGAACTTCTTGAAGAATATAGATTCTGGAATCGGCAGTGGTGTCTAAGATATTGTCGATTGCCGAATACTCAATCCCCAAACCACTTTCGGATGTTTTTCTTACATATACTGAAAGTGTAGAAGTGTCAATATAAGAATTGTTTAGAATAAATCTTTGATCAAGAGATCCATCATAATCAAATCTCTTTGTCAAATACGTTCCTTGATAAACATCTATATTGCTGAATGTTGCTACACCATCAATAACAGTGGTGGTGATATTTTCTGGTATTGAGAACGTATAGGTGGTATCATTTGCGTTTCCTACGCACACCAGACCCCTCTGTAACGTTAGTGTAGGTGTGTCTTCGCTAGTTGATACCGTAAAGGATATTGTCGCTCTTGCTGCCGTTCTAGAGCGTGGTACATATCCGATATTTCTTGCTAAAGAAACTACATTCTCACGAAGTGTTGCCGAATCCAAGAAGGATTCGTTCACAACCATATTACTGTTGAATGCAGTGATATAGGTGTTGTATGCCAGTGTATCAATTAAGACAGAGAAATTCGATCCCTCAAAATCAAAGTCACTAAATGTGCTATTTGCACGAAGATAGTCCTTGATTGAGGTCTTTATCTGATCAAAATCTAGATTTGTAAACTTAGTAAAAGGCATATTATCTTGCTGCCTCTAATAGAAATGAGTATTCTTGTGTCGGAAACTCCTGCCCAATAATATCAAAGATAACAGTCACATTGAATGAATTTTGATCTGGTTGAGGATCTACTTCAACAACAACATTGTCAACTCTTGGTTCAAAGTTTTCTATTGCAACCAAAATTTGACTCTGAATAACAGATGCAGTACCAAAATCAACAAATTCAAACAAACTATCCCTCACATCAGAACCCAATAATGAGTTAAAAAATCTCTCTGTGGGGATAGTTTCAACAATATTTCTTACAGACCTGCGAATCGCGTTCTCATTTTTTAATATTTGCAGATCCTTTGTTACTGGATGAGGAACAAAGGACAAACTAATATCTTTAAATGATCTTGATATCCTTTGAACCGCCATTTTGGTTAGAGTTTTCTGAACTTATTTATACCCCAGTTCCATAAGAAGGTTCGGTTCCGTACTCCCAATCATCATAATCATCGTCATTGCGAATTTTTTCGTGCAATTCGGTTTGTTTTTTAAGATCATGGCGTGGTGCAAGGTCGTGCATCACTTCTGTAAGTACTCTTTTTGGTTTTTGTTGCATTGAACCATAGTCTGAGGCGAGTTTTGTGGTTCCCCACATCTCCCTCATGTATTCTTTGTTTCTATCCACAGGCGAATTTCCCATTTTAGCTCCTGATTCATACAAATCAGAACTTTTAGAGGGGTTGCTATCCCTTATCGCTATTTATTTTCACGTTCTTGAGCAGTTTTCCAGTGATATTCGTCCTCATCACCCATACCAAGACGATCATAACCACATTCTACCTGATAATATTGAGTCGAAACCTTAAAATCGGGCATTTTTGGTTCTGCAGGTGTCAAACTATTGTCAAAAATGCGTAGTCGATTGTTTGGATAAAGAGCATATTGACCATTATTCAGTTCAATAATGTTATGAGACTTGTGTTCGGCAGGATTTTCACTCGTTGCCCAGTCTACCATGTCTGGGTCACGGTGATAATTGTCAATTGTGCAGACATAAGTACCCTTCTGAATACCAAAGTCCCGTGTATAACACTCAAAGTCCATACTACCAATGAACTTTTTATCAATACTGACTACACCATAGTCCATACAGTTCCAAAACTGTAGGTTTGGTAAGTTCATGTCGGGATCTGGTGTTTGCGGACGAGATAAAAAGGCACTGATGGGTAATTTATCATACATTGCCGCGTATTCTGGTAAATAAGTCTCAAAATAAAAAGCGCGTCCAGGAATCGACTTTGCCGAAACCCAAACGCCTTTGACAAATTCACCATGACCACTTTGATGGTCTGTAAGGTATTCTTTACGAACCC